TATCCCCTCCGTATTAACTCGTCTACCCGGCGGCAGAGCTCTTGCGAGCTCGTTTCCGGAACGATAGCGCTCGGATGCGCTTAAATTCTTATGTTCTGGTGGTATATCCGCCTAACTAGGTGTTAAGCGTAGTAGGGACGGTTTATGAGTTAATCGATGAACTCTTTCCCAGCATCGGAACATAGTTCCGTATCTTAGCAGCGTAAGACGCTTGCTTCGGATAGGAGTTGAAGCCATAACCGGTCTAGAGTACCATGGACTAAGATCATCAGATTTGATCAGTTCGACTAGGAAAGGCGCTATTAACTTATAATAAGTTAGCAACCACTTCCCAAGAACTAACCTCTCTCTGACTTCTTCTCCGGTTAGGCCTTCATAAATGCCTAACGACGGGTTGAATTCAACTGAAGTCTTTAAAAGGAGTTCTAAACGAACTACCGCAATATCCTGCTCTGTCACAGGTCGGGGAGCATAGAAACTATGCCACCACAAGTGCGGAAGCGGAAACGGACCTTTTGGGCAAGTTAGAAGCAAATGGTATCGTTTCCATCGTCGTCCTGTTTTCCTAGGATACAGGCATTGACCTAGAATTCGATACCCCGCACCTAACCACCTAAAGGGCTCCGAACGTCTAACCGTTCGGAACTCCGATATACGAGTCACCATCGATCCTACCGTATGGGGGATCATCGTGAACACAGACTTGAAAGAGATAGGTGATAGGTCATTACGACCCATCACGAAGCGCTTCGCGAATTCCACGCAGCACTTCTCTGAAATAAGAGATTTCTTCGCAGAAATCCCCACTCCCAGACATCTCATCACGTCCTTATATCGGATCGCCACCTCTTTGTCGGCGATGACTAAGTCATCTCCGAGAAGAGCGTACCGATCAAACCATTTTCCAGAGCTAGGCGCATCTGCGCAGAACTGAATAAGAAGATGGTGAGTTAGCGCGAATACAGGCCATGACGAGTAAGCCCCAAGGGGCTGACCCACCATGAATGATACGAACGAGCGTCCTGACTTCCCTTTCCAGGGAACGTCGAACGGTCTCGATCTTATCACCCTAAGCCAAGAAAGAGCGCACTCCGGGCCGAAAGCCCAGATAAGCAACTCTAACTGAATTCGAGCAGGGAATCGATCTGTTGCGGCTGTTAAGTCGAAACAGAACATTGGTCCTTTGTATTTTACCGTCTTAGTTAGTAGGCGAAGAGGAGCCACTTGATCGAAAGTTCCATCTTGTGGTATCCTCCTCAGAACTGACATACACCAGTCATGGACCGGTCGTAGGCAGCTCTGTCGTATACTATCTATTATAGTAAATACTCGAACCTTCCCCCCACCCTCATACTTGCGTCCTAATTTGCCAAAAGTCGAAAGTCGGAACAGTTTTAATTGTTCTTTATCTTTCGGACTCGCAGCTGAACAAAACTCGACAAAAGGTTCGGGATCGACCGCATCTAGGGTCTTCCCTATCTCATGTACTCGTGGAGCATACCAGAACTCACCTAGATCCAAAAGGGTCCGGGGAGCCTGAATGCTTGGGTTTCTAGCCGCTCCTTTAGGGAGCGTCTTTAGAAGACCCTTTGTTCGACTGTGCAGATCCTCGTAAGAGGAAGCATCGAGTCCTAAGGACATGATATTAGTCATATCCTTAGCCTTACCGACAACAGGACCACTAGACCAAGAGGGCCTCCAATCCATCCCTATTTGTATCTCCCTAGCGCAGGGAAAACACGAATAGAGAAATTCAGGGAGACTTATTCTCAGCGCTTGCTGAATACTCCTCCAGAGATATCCATCCTTAGGGTTCAATGTGAACTTCTTTTGGATGTTTGATAAATCCGGATGAGTCTTCTTTCTAACATAAACTCTGCTGAACGCGAATATAGTTAAATATATCCGCGCTACAGACTGAGCTTTGTCATCTCGCTTGCGTAATATCTTCCTATGAGAGGAAGGTATTATTCTAGGGAGACCACTTCTGGTGCAACTGCACCATGTGGTCAACCGGTCTGAGTCTTCTAAACCTGGGGACTCACTCATGAATCTCATGAGTGAAACCTGACAGGAGCTTAAGTACTGAGAGACAAACAAAAGTCCATTTGCTCGATAGAGCTTGTAGACTTTCCTTGCCATCACAAGTGCGACTATTGACCATCCTTTGCTATACCTACCAGAAACGACCATTATCATCCTATTAAAAGATGATGATAGCCGCCGTGGGTGTTCCAACACCCACTGCCAAGAAACGCATCGGAGACGCTCTAATATTCGAAACCATTTCATGTTTTGTTTATTAAAGCTTTCTTCGACCTCGTTTCTACTCGCCCGAACCAGCAGCCCTTAAGCTGCCGGAGGGTTGGCACCTTTTGGTAAGGTCTAGAATCGTAGATATCTAGTTTAACGTTCTTGTGAGAAATTAATCAGTTTCCTGACCACCCTCACAGGTGCGTTGTGGAAACACTAACCCAAACTTGCGCTCGGATGTGCTCTCGTCGGTACCAACCGACGGCTTAGTGGTCCCTTAGCGGGGACCC